GTTCATTCTCCTTCTTCGTTTTTGTTGGCAATGAAGTCTGACCAGGCTACCAATGGTGATATCTTTGAGGCCTCACCCGGTTCACGTGATGTCTCGTACGAGGGAACGTTCGATACGTTCGTCCCTTCATCGAGAACATTACGCAGGCATGCGCTTGCCGGTGAGTTCCACAATGGTCCAGGTATCATAGAGATTGCTCGGTATGGTGGTTATTCCCACTACAATCCGCCCGGCAACACTGATCCTTGGGTGCGAGAGACCCTAAAACTCTATGACAGAAACTTATATGAAGAGATCTATGGTTTCACTCGTCGTGGTGAGGGAATCGAGGGCATGTATAAGGCGTTGTTAAAATACGACAACCCGATGCATCGTTTTTCGAGTCTGAGCCGCGAAAGGAGGGGAAATATGCGTTTGGCAATTTCCCTTGCTCGTAAGGCGTTCAAGCTGCCCTACAAGCATGAACCGCTCGACTGGCACGAGGTTGGTCAGTATTTACGGACTGACACGTCGGCTGGCGTTTCCTTTATGGGAAAGCGGAAATCCGAAGTTATGCGTGAAATCTTCACCGAGGCGAGGTGGATTGGCCATCGTCTTAAGCAAGGTGGGAAAAGATCCTTCGACCCTACGATAGTGCGGTTTGCTCCGTGCTTATCTGGAATGCGTGGTCACATGTCCCCGCGTGATGATCCAAAGACCAGACTCGTATGGGTATATCCTGCAGAGATGTTGGTTGTTGAGGGCCTCTGGGCTCCTGTCATGTACAAGGAGTTTGAGAAGCTTCCAAATAGCCCGCTTCTTTACGGGAAAAGCGCGCAAAGACTATACACTGAGTGGATGGTCGGTATGCGCGAAGGGGAAGTGCTACATGGACTCGATTTCTCGTCGTTTGACACAACGGTGCCAGCGTGGTTGATTCACGCTGCGTTCGAGATCCTACATTCCAACGTTGAATGGTTGACTTGGAGGGGCAAGCCCACAAGCAAGCGTACAAGACAAAAATGGCGGAATGTTTGGGACGGGTGCAAGTGGTATTTTATTAACACCCCGATCCTGATGCCTGATGGCAGGATGTTCAGGAAGCGTTTCGGTGTACCGTCTGGTAGTTGGTTCACCCAGCTAGTAGACTCAGTAGTGAATTACATTCTGGTTTGCTACATTTGTTTGTGTCAAGGAATGGAGGCGCGCGGCCTCAGAGTCCTGGGTGATGATTCAGGGTTTAGAAACGCGAGAAGACTCGATCTGGGAGTTGCGGCTGAAGATTCAGCTGAGATCGGGATGGCGTTAAAGCCAGAGAAATGTGAAGTGACCGAGAACCCTGCTGAGTTCAAGCTGTTAGGTACAACCTATAAGCATGGTCACCAATCGCGTCCACCGGAAGAGTGGTTCAAATTCGCGTTGTACCCAGAGAACCCTCCGGGTTCAGTTGGAGTCTCACTAACTAGGTTAGTTGGACTGTGGCTTACAGGAGGAATGTGGGATAAACATTTCTGCAACTTCATGCACTTTTTCCAGCGCTGCTACCCTTGCCCATCTGAAGGATGGTTTAGTAAAGAGCAACGGAAGTGGAC